CAAGGTCTTCTCTGGAGCAGAGGAGTACAGGACCTGTTCCCTCTGAAGAAATACACTCCTGTCTACGCTGCTATCACTCCAAAAGCCCGAATAGGCCGGGTAACAGTTCAGCTCCGAATCTCCTCCGTCTACCGGGCCCTCTCCTCCCAGACTATCCACTTCATCTCCTTCGCGCCATACCCCGCTCTTCTCCATCTCTCCATGGATTGGCCCTCCTACATGAAGCTCTCCCTGGTGAGAGCTATCGTGGCTCCTCTGGGAAAAAGACTGCCTGCTGTGGTAGGACACATCTTCTCAACACCAGAGAGCAACCCTGCCTCAGCATCTGACTCCGACCCAAATCCTGTACACTTCGTCCTGCGTTCAGACACGCTATCTGAGGCCTCTACAAGGGCCACCAAGCAACTTATCAAGCAAATCCAGGAGGGAGTCCATATGCCCCTGGTTCCGTGTCGTGGGCGCGGTTCCTGCCCCCTTAGCGAGGACTGTAGAAGACAATGGGCAAGGCTTTCGGGATAGACTTTGTGGTTGTGAGTGATGTACGGGGCAGGATGGATCCGTTTGTCTTTAAGGGTGGGCCGTGGGTGCATCTGGCCACGGTGGTTCGTGGGTTCAGAACGTATCTTTGCGTCAAGCACTCGAAGACCCAGAAGGTGTATGTTGAAGAGTTTGATGAGCAAACAGGCACGTTTCACGAGCTGCCTGATCCTGAATGGAAAGACCTGGTGGAGTTCCTCACTCGAAAGGGGATCCTCTCCTATGCTGTCGGCCATGAGTACAAAGTTGCCACGCACTCGTAGTCTTGTAGACTCCTGGGCCACGCAGTTCGATCCTTGTGGGGAGGGAGCTTCAGCTGCTCACCGGGAGGTAGCAAGGATTTTTGCTACTGACTCCTTCTTCAGGGGGTTGCGTTGTTATCAGGAGGTTCCTGTATGCGATCTGGTTCCCGGCTATCCTCATGTGTCACATCGGGTAGACTGGTACCTTGAGGATCTGAACCTGGTGCTGGAGCTACACGGGAAGCAGCACTATCAGGTAGAGAACTTTGGTGGGGAGGAATGGGAGAGGGCCCACTGGCGCTTTGTACAAGGAGCCTCTAGAGACACAGAAAAGCAGGTAGCTCTAGAGCAAGCTGGCTACCTGTATCGGGTCATGGGTCCCACAAAGGCCTCGTCCCTGACTTCACAACTACTTAGAGAGGTGCTTCTTGGATAAGTTCAAGCTTCTCGCAGAGACTGAAACTGAAACTGAGGAAACTCCCCAGCCGGAGGCCCCAACAGAGGAGCTCATCGAGAGCTACTGGACCCCTGCGACAGTAGCGTACTACGGACTGGCCTCCAGAGCGATTGCCTTGTTCGGTCCTATCGAGCCAAGGCTCTCCCTAGGCATCACCTCCCAGATATTGTCTCTTGCTGCTGATGACCCCAAGAAACCTATCCGGCTGCACCTGAACACTCCAGGTGGCACTCTCTCCGACTGCATGCTGCTTTATGATGTAATCAGAGCCTCTCCCTGTGTAGTGATCGCCACTGTGTTAGGGCTCTGTGCCTCTGCTGGTGTGCTGGTGCTTGCAGCTGCCGACCTGAGACTCTCCATGCCTAATGCGAGGTTCTTCTATCACCAGCTCCAGTATCTCGATCAAGATCTGACCAATCCTGAACAAGCACGGTCTCTTGCTACAGACTACCTGCAGGCACAGACTCTGTACGATGACCTGATCAGGAAGCGGTCAGGGATCAGCAAGCGAGACTGGAAGAAGCACTTTGCCGGGAGAACAGCAAAATGCTTCGGACCTGCCGAGGCTATGCAGCTTGGGATCATTGATGCAATCCATCCCTACCCGAAGAAGCAGGTAGAGATTGCAGAGGAGAGCAAGGGGGAGGAAGAGAATGGCAAGTAGAGGCAGAGGAGCAAGGCAGAAGGGAAGCAACTTCGAGAGGCTCGTGGCTGCCATGATCTCTGAGGTCACAGGACTCAAGGCCAAGCGAGGTCTGGGCCAGGCCAGAGATGGTGGGAAGGAGCGAGCCGACGTAGAGATGCCCTTCTTTCACATTGAAGCCAAGCGTCAGGCTCGATGCAACATCAAGGCAGCCATGAATCAAGCAGTCTCTGATGCAGCAGAGAAGAGCAAGATCCCTATTGTCGTGACCAAGGACGATAGATGTCCCATCCTCGTAACTCTACTTTGGGACGACTTTGTAAAGTTCCTGAATGCCTTCTTGCTCCAATGCACTCAGATTGATGTCCCCAAGGCCCACTATCCTCCGAAGCTACGTGTATAGATACCTGTCAGCTGAGTTGCGGCCTCTACCTCTTGAGATCACTCAGGAGGAGTTTACAACCCTCCTGAAGACGACTCTCTCTTCCCACTGGGGAGAGCTGCTTCCTTTGCTCTCTGTTCTGGATCCCTTTTTCGAGCGTTGGAAGAGGCAGTTGGAGACAGGTATCGCAGAGCACCTGGACTACATAGCTCTACACATCATGTTAGCAGCGAAGCTACAGGAGCCTGAGGAGGCCTGCAGGGTGTGGCTCAGGAGGGTCAGATTACTCTCCTCTGTCAGGGAGGAGCTGGAATACATCTTCATCTACTCTCTCAGGAAGATGAACCGGTTTCCAGAGAGGGCAAGGCCCTATACTGTTGAGTACATCATCTCTCAGAGGTTCAGGAACTACCTCGAGATGTCCATTGAGAAGGCTTGGCGGCACAGGTCTCCTGTTGTTCAGACAGAAGAGGCGTGCTATTATCTGGAATGTCCTGACTACCTCCTACTGTCAAACCTCCACCTGAGTCCCAGGGACTCCTATCTTCTCTATCTACTTCAGCAGAACATGAACAGCGTGGAGCGTGGAGAGCTGGTTCATCTCCATCGCTTCGATCTCTACCACAAGGAGAGACCACTATGGCAAAGACTAGGTCTGACGCAATCAGACAAGTAACCAACACCCCCATGTCCAATCAGCAGGGAGTTGTTCAGGCAATGACCGGCAGTCCAGTGATCAGCCCTGTCAAGAGGGTGATCCCTGGAGGCAAGACTCTTACACAGCTAAAGGCAGATCGGCTCCAGAGAGCAATCGGTACCTGGCTGAGAGGCTGTAGGGAGTGGACTGAATGCACACTCTCCTTCTGTGCCGATCCCTCCCAGCACAAGTGCACCACCGCCAAGGCTATTGATCTTCCTCAGGGCACTCGTCCTGCCTGGGACACCATGGGCAAGCTGTGGCTTGCAGAAAGGATCTACTCTGTCATCGAGCAGCATGGAAAGCACCTGCTGGCGATCAAGATCACCAAGGACGGGATTTTCTCCATTACAGACTCAACTGGCAAGTTCAGTTCGGAATCCTCTGATTGGGAACCCTATATTGAATTCACTCCGGTGCGCCGGTCTGCCTTCTAGTGGAGTAGCACATGGAAAACCGTATCAAGGCACTTGAAGAGAAAGTCGCTTGGCTCCAGAGAGAGAACCAACTCCAGCAGGACCGGTACAACGGCCTCAAGGCCGAGATCGATTCCCTGCGCGCTCTCTGTGGCACTAACAGGCCCAGTCCTGAGATCTACAGAGATCAGCGACAGGGAGTCCTCTTCTAGAGCGTTTGCAGTCAGTGACTTCAGAGGAGCCCAGAGGGGCTCCTCAACTTTTACAGCCAGTCCCCTGTATGCTACCCTATCAGGTAGCAAGTTCTGGCCACAGGCAGAGTTAGTGAGGTAGTGAATGCAAGACATGCAGGAAAACACTAGACTGCTCCTCTACCGCATGGACCAGTCTGATGCCAATGCAAGCCACATTCTAGACATCCTCCAGAGAGTAGAGGACAGGCTTACGAAGCTTGTTGCAGACCGAGCTGAGGATGCTACGAAGCAGGCTGTTCTTACTACTAACCTCTCCAGGCTTCAGGGAGAGACACGTAAGGTAACAGAGCGTGTTGACGAGGTAGAGAAGCAGGTGGTAGGGCTTCGACTCGAGAACGCCAAGCGAATCGCCATTTCCTCCTTCGTGGGAGGAGGTGCCGGGGGACTAATCGTCTTTGCAGTACAAGCCTTCGACCTGTTGAGACTCTTTCATGGTGGGTGATGAGCCATGGGCTATGACCTGAGTGAAGACCAGTACCTTCGGATCCTCTCCAGACTTACAGCTGTTGAGGAGGCCTTCAACGACCTGGCTACTGCTCTGTCCAGGTATGCCTCTGTCTCACAGGTACAGGAGCTGCTGGTGGTCAACAAGGCAGCTATCGACGAAGTAACGGAGCAGGTAGATGCCCTTGAAGAGCGTGTTACCGCGATTGAGGAAGAGCCGCTCCAATAGCGGGCTCACTACTCCAGTCAGGTATGCTAATGTAGCCCCTTATAGGGCGCTGATCGTCCGAGAGAACGGCTGGGACGAAGGCATTCTGCGCTCTATCATTGAACATGACGAATACCTGCTCCGCCGTATTGGGGACGACATCAACCGGCCACCATTCGTAGTGGATGTGGGTGGTCATATAGGCTCCTTCGTACTAGCCGTAAAGGCCCTGTACCCTGGAGCCACTGTACACACCTTCGAGCCTCTCTTTGAGGCGTTCCAGCTCCTGAGAGCCAATACACAAGAGCTGCGAGGCGTGCACTCCTGGAACATTGCTGTGGTCCAGAAGGGTTACGCTACTCGACCAGTAGTGACAGCCTTCGGCGGAGAGAGAGTCTTCCTCTCTGCCTCCTTCTCTGGCAGCGACTTACCCTCTGTGCCACTACAGGACATTCTCGGGATTCAGGAGGCAAGGAGCATCGACCTTCTCAAGCTCGACTGCGAAGGGACAGAAGGAAATATCCTGTGGCACATGCCGGACGACCTCCTGTCAAAAGTAGTCCGGCTCCGGATGGAGCTGCACCTTCCAGCAGCTCTAGAACTGTCAGCCTCGTTCAAAGAGCTGAAGGCCCGGATCCTCGACAGATTCACTGACGAGTACCCAGACAGGATTCAACTCTCTGAATTCAAGGGAGAATCCCCTCTCAATACCTTCTTCCTCAAGAGGAGATGACAGGTCTCTTGCCAGAAGACAATCTGGGAGGGGAATAGCCGAAGTTCTCTACATCCTCTCTGTAGAACTCTCCCACCAAGTCTCTGGTTTTCTTGTCATAATAGGTGCTGTAGGGCCTGTGCTGTGTAGCGTTGATCCGACAGAGAGGGGTCAGGGCGCGGAGTCCATGCTCCTGGCACATCCTGGCAAACTCAGAGGCGAAGTCCTCGAACCTGTAAACGGCAATTCCCTCCTCTACCCAACAGCTACAAGGCAGACCGAGGCAGGCTAGAGGACTTGCGCGTACTGCCTGTAGAGGATCCTCCATGAATCTGATTGTAAAGTCCCTGAAAGAGAACTCCTCTAGCGTCACTCCACATCTTCTTAAGTGAGCCCACAAGGACACGAACCTGTCCCAGGGATTCCTGACGAAGGCTGCCTTGCGGACCCTCTTATAGAGCTCTGGGTACAGCTGTTTGAGCTCACAGGGCAGTACATGTGCTCTGTTGATGCGGAGATCCAGCCTGCCCCAAGTGCGCTGGTTCAGGCCAGCATAATGGACTCCCATATTCTCTTCCTGAAACCCTGCCAGAGCTGCCTCTACGGAGAACCCACCTGTCTTGGGAACGTGGAAGAACATGAACTTGTAGGCAGGGAAGTACATCAGCCCTTGAGCCTCTTCAGGTCATGCTCGTACATCTCCTCCAGGAGCTTGGCCCAGGTATAGGTAGGTGTCCATCCCAGGGTTGTCTTGATCTTCTTCGGGTTCCCAAGCAGATAGGGCACATCAGATGGACGCATGAAGCGTTCATCTTTTTCGTACACCTCGTCAGGGTCCAGGTGAGCCAGCTCACACACGTACCTCAGCATCTCATCTATAGTAGCTCCTCTTCCTGTAGCCACAATGAAGTCGTCAGGTCTGGAGGCTGTGAGGATAAGGTGCATGGCTGCTACATAGTCTTTGGAGTGCCCTTCATCCCGGAAGACAGTGAGGTTCCCCATCTTGAGGGTCTCCTGTCTCCCACTCTTAATGCTGGCAACTCCATAGGTAATCTTGCGTGTAGCGAAGTCCATCCCTCTCCTCGGACTCGAGTGATTGAACAGGATCCCATTGCAGGCGAACATCCCGTAGGCCTCTCTGTAGTTCACAACAGCATGGTAGGCTGCTGCCTTGGCCATGGCGTAAGGGCTACGAGGATGGAGAGGAGACTCCTCTGTGTAGCCGGTCCCCGGACAGGCAAGTCCTCCAAACAGCTCACTTGTGGAGGCTTGATAGAACCGGGTGTCCTTGGAGAGGAGTCTTAGAGCTTCAAGCTGAGAGAGAACGGCCTTGGCATTGGTATCGAAAGTCTCGAGTGGGGTGTCGAAGCTATGTCGAACATGGCTTTGGGCTGCGAGGTTATACCACTCTAAGGGTTTGTATTCGTCTGCAAGCCTGTAGATGAAGGCAGCATCTGTGATGTCGCCGAACTCGAGCAGGAGTCTCCTGTTATTCAGCAGATGCCGGATATTTGTGAGGCCATCATCTACTGACTTCCTGCGGGTGATCCCAATGACCCTGTAGTCTTTGGACAGAAGCAGCTCGGCAAGGTAGGAGCCGTCTTGACCAGCGATACCTGTGATGACTGCGTTCCTCATCAGAGTGCTCCGATCAGCTTCTGGGCTGTGAGATCCCAGGTCTCGTGATGTCTGATCCAGTCAGAGCACATCCTACCATACTCATGTACCTCATCCGGATGATCCACAGCATGTTGCATGAGCCTCTTCAGGTCCTCGACATCTGGCTCAGCCCAGTGTCCGAAGTCTCTGCTCCCATTTTGCAAAAGATAACTAGGAATTTGGGCAAACCAATCACATGTGACCTGGGCAGACCGTAAGAGGTAGTTGAACGGAAGCCTCATGATGCTTTCCATTCCTAGCCAATCTGTGGCGATCACGGGCATTCCTGAAGCCATAGCCTCTCTGGGAGGTAGCCCAAACCCTTCCCCCCTTGATGGAAACAGGAAGCAGTCTGCCCCATGCAGCAGCCTCAACATCTCCTCGGCGGTGTATCTCTCAACAATCACCCTGATGTTAGGTCCCAGCTTGCTCTCGTCTATACCACCTGCTGCTGTGCTCTTCAAGATCAGCTCTACGTCTTTCCTCCCCCCGAACAACTCGTTGAAGCAGTCTACAACCAGAGACCCTCCCTTTCTGCCAGCACCTATTGCCGAGGCATAGAAAATAAACCGGAACGGCCTTTCCTTTTCTCTCTCCTTGTATCTCCAGACTTTAGGGTCGATCCCCAAAGGTACTACTTCAATAGGGATCCTGACACCTGAGTCCCTAGCCACCTTTACCAGACCGTTACAGGGAACCAGCAGCTTGTCATATTGGTTGATGACTCCGAACCAGGAGGTAGGGAGCCTGTCGGTCTCCCACATGGTAAAGGCGTAACGTCTCTTGCACCTCAAAGAGATAGGATCTGGGGGAGTAGGTGGCCAGTAGATGACGCAGTAGTCGGCGGCTGGTGGCTCTATTGCGATCAGCTTGGAGAGTCCTGGTGGAGTGAGTCTCTCCCAACCAGGCTCTATGAAGGTAGGCTGGTAGAAGACTCTGTCCAGCTGCCTGCTCAAGGCGAGTACCATTTGTGTAGCTGAGTTCCCGTATCCGTCTACAGGCCTGAGATGGGATCTAAAGAGGAGACTTCTTTTGCGATCCCTATTCCTCAGCCTGATTCCACTGGGGCCGGCATATAGCTTTATGGCCTCAGTGGCTACCTCCTTGACTCCGAGATCCTTCATGCAGAGATTATCGGGGCACTCCTCGTACCAGCAGTCACGACATCTTCTGTCACTTTGTAGGGCCCTGTGTGTGGGGTAATGGTTGATCCTGCTGTCTGGAGGGATAGGCCCTGAGAGGACGAGAGTGGGTACTCCCAATGCCGCAGCCACATGCATCGGCCCAGAATCAGGGCACACAAGCAGGTCACACCTATCGATCAGAGCAGCCAGTTCCCTGAACGACCCAGGATTGAGTACCTTGATTTTCTCAGTTTGAGTCCAGCCCCTTCCGTTCTCCTCGTCGAAGACCAATACATCCATCAGGCCACTGAGTTCTACAGCCAGAGCCTTGTAGTTCTCCACAGGCCAGCAGCGCCTTGGGTCCAGAGAACGCAAGTGCAATCCTATTATCTTCCTGCTCCCAAAACCCATGGAAGATACCACCCTCTCTGCAGTGGAACTCTCAGACTCCTCTACTTCGTAAAAAGGTATCTTGTTCTCTACCTCCTTCAACCCAAGAGCCCTGGCAAAGATATCGATCCTGTTGATGAAGGGGAGTCCTCTTCCTTCATATCGAGCGCAGACACTTGACACGTCAACATACATACTATAGGCCCGTCTATCCACGAAACGGGCATCTACGAATCTGTCGATGAAGGGAGCGTTTCTGACCACGTCCCTATAACTATCTCCTCCCCGGCTATCCCTTCCAAGAGCCAGAGTCAGCTCGGAGCTTCTAAATCTCTCTTTCAAGGCTCTCAGAGCCGGGGTCAGCATAAGGATATCCCCGATCCTGCCGTTCGATCTGACTACACAGATCTTCGCTGCCGACTCTGGAAGTTTCACAACAGGAGCTCTGGACTGAGTCCTTATCTCCCGCTGTGGGACGACCTTCTTAGCCTTGAAGAGAGCTGGTCTCCTTCGGCGCACTCAGACTCCACGCTAGTACTTGAAGGTTACCCGTGTCCCGATAAACCAGACTGTAGCATTGTCGAGAGCGAACTCTCCTGTCTGATCAATGCCATTATAGGGTGGACCTGCTGGAGGGCTGACTCCGATCCTGATATTGATAGGACCGCTGCTGCTTGGATTGAGAGCGATAAGCCCTGAATCCAGCTGGTAGTGAGTGAGTCCTGCTTCACCAGCAGGCACTGCACTGCTTTGTTTGTCGATAGCAGGTCCCCAAACTCCTGGAGGAGCTATTGGCTCACCGTGGATCAGCAGCTTTCCATCTGGGATACAGCCATAGGCGGCGGCCACTCCTCCCTCACCCACCTGGAATCTAAAGGCGAAGTTCCCTCCAGCGCCACCTGCCCAGGTATCGGGCAGTACGAAGTGGGCGATAATCCTTAGGGCAGTAGCATGCAACCCACTCTCGTTACTGGAGTTGGAGATGGTTGTCATGATCCTTTCATCATGGAGATCGGTGGCGTTTGCATCTGTGATGAAGGCTACGTACTTGAATGAGAGCTCCTCATCGTAGACTGTTCCTCCTAGGTAGTCATAGAGTCCTTGGACAATGGGGATGATTGGTGGTCCTGGATCTCTGATGTTGATAGGAGCCTCTGTAGAGCCGATGAACCTATCGGGGAGGAGGAAGTGGTAACCCATGTTCCAGGTAGGAGTCACAGCCTCCCAATTAGGTCCAACGTAAGTAAGCACCTGACCAGCGACAGGTGCTGGGGCATTTACATCAGTCAGATCGTCCAGGGCCAGACTCACATCAAGATCGATGGTGTCGGCTGCTGGAGTCAGAACGACATGTGTTGATGTGGAAGTGAGGCTCCTGAACCTGAGGAGCCATTCACAAGGATTCACGCCAGCTATTTTGTCCTTGTAGAGTTCAGCGCCACCTCCCACATTATCTCCCAGGATCGTCTCGATGCTGTTATCCAGAACAGCGACTGCCTCTTCTAGAGACATGGCATCTGCGATGTAGCAGAGAGAGGGTACCCAGTCTGTGTAGGTAGGAGAGCAGTCTCCAGCTCCTGCAGCTCCGATGAAGGTTCTGATGCAGTTCAGATCGGCAGGCAGATCAGTGATGTAGACCTGGTCGAGAGTTGTATCCAGGATGATCTGAGAGAGACGCACAGTCAGGGATAGGGCCGGATACGCCGGCTCGCCAGTGAAGGTCAGGCCGGTTCCTGGGAAGCCGTTGATCAGCTGGGTTCCGATCTCCTCGACATGCCTTGCCAAGGAGTACATCAGATCAGGGTTGCCGTCACAGGAGAGGGTATAGTCGGGACCCAGTGTGTCTTCAGCAAGCTGAGCCAGGTTCAGGGAGAGACAGGCAATAGCTGCTGTGAGGACCGAGTCATCATAGGTAGAGCTGGTAGCCGAGACCTTGTTGATAGAGTTCTGGAGAGTAGCAATCTGGGAAAGCAGGCAGTCAAATGTCTCCTTGATGGAGGCGGGTTGGCTGATGGCGCTATTCCAGTAGCAGGTATCGCTGTTCTCTGTGGCTTCTCCGTAGGTGGTAATGGTGCGTCCTTCGAGGCCGCATACCAGCACATCGTTCTTTAGTGGACCACTTCTCAAGGAGTAGAAGGCCGGGTAGATGATGTAGTTATAGGCATAGATCAGAGAGGCCAGATCTGTCTTCACGTTCACTTGGAAACTGGCTCTGTCTCCTTCAGTAGAGAGTCTGCCGGTATTCGCTCCTGAAGTCTGCTTCAGGGTAACAAGCATCTTGTCGAAATCCATCAGATCACCCTCAACTTGAAGGAATTCACTACAGGACTCACTCTGTCATCCATAGTAACCAGATCCAGCCTTACATACAACCTGTTGGACTCGTCAGCCTGCTGTACATAGCCTACCGCAATCCTCTCACTATGCCAGGAAGCATCAGAGGGATCTACCTTGACCTTGATGTAGAGAGACCCGTCATAGTTCTCTACCGTGTAGACAGATAGATTCCCGTCACTCTCCCCAAATCTCTCTGGAGTGACATACTCCATCCACCTGCCGTAATACTCGTCACTCCCCGTATAGACCTGATCTCCTACAAACCCTGCCAGATACCCATACCCCTCGATCAATAACTTGTGGTTATGGGGATAAAGCGGATCCTTCGTCTTCAACTCGTTCAGGTTCAGAAGCCCTGACTCTACTTCTCTCCAGTTCTTGGCATTGGTCGAGAACCTGTGCCAGCCCTCAGAGACATGTACACTCCCTGTCACCTGCCTGCCATCTACCTCAGCTGTCGAACTCCCCAGATCAATAACCCTCCCCCCAGGATGCTCAAGCCTGAAAACACAAGCATAGGTCCCAGTTGCCCTGTCAAGAGTCCACCCTGAAGGAGCACCGTATGTACGGACCTCGTCTTGTGGGGTATCTCTTTTCAGCAGGAGAGTGCGCTGTTGGAACTTAGGGACCTCGCTATCTGGGATGTACAGGTTACAGAGAGCTTCTGTCCCGTTACGCAGGTCTATGTTGGGAGGTGGAGTCCCAACGAGGGAGTCCCGGTGGCTGCTTCCTTCGACAAATTCTCCAGAGGAGCTGGAGTCTGTCTTGCTGAAGGAGACGATACTCCCAGTAGAGCCACTGTAGGCTGCATGGTACCAGGTCTCGTCATCTTTGGAGACGAACAGGTTGACACTGGTCTTGTCAGGGCATCTGGTGCAGACCCCATCTTTGGCAGAGAGAAGAGAGAAGTAGACCGGCTCCCCGTACTCGTTCACTACCTCATAGGGACCCAGGTAGATCACGGACTCCCTGGAGACATCATATCTGCTTGTCAGGAGTTCGATTACATCGAGCCCGAAGACGTACTCTCCACTGTTCCCGAGAATACTGTCAGCAGCATCCTTGTAAAGGACGAGTCGAAGCTTCTTGACAGTCTCTCCCAGCCCGAACAGGTTCTCTCCATGCTCCAAGACTCTGCCTGTAGAGTCCTTTGTAGCATAGGACTGACCATCAACACTGTAGTACAAGAGCCCATAGGTCTTGCTATTGGCAGAAACAGGAACTCCTGTCACTCTTACATCACTGATCTCAACTCCATCTGGCTCCTTGAGGTCCAGATCCAGGGCACACCCAACCAGTCCTGAGATGTTTGTGGTCTGGATGTGGTACTCCCAGACCCGACCATCCTTCTCCTTGAGGTTGGTCAGGGGATGCAGGGAGGCAGCTGACGAGATCCCATCCCCGAAGTGGGAGACACTGAAGGCAGTATCCTCTAGGGAGAAGAGAGAGTAATCGTTGCGCCTGACAGTGACATACCCCGACTCTACAGAGGCCGTAGTGCGGCTGTGGTCAACAAACTCATGGGTATCAAAGCTCTCACTGATCCCATAGGTAAACAGGTCCTCCCCATCCTCACTGAGAACCATGTTGTCTACCTGCTTCTCGATTCCCCTCAAGAGCTTCATCGCCCTGTCAGTAGTAGCCCTCAAGCCCCTGAAGGAATCTTCCAGCTGAGTACTCAGCACGTCAAGACGCTCGTGCAGTACCGAGATATCAGTGTCGAAGGCCTCCCGGTTTGTGTTCTCGACAGCAGATGAAGACTCCCCTCTGAAACCCGGGCATGTTACATCAGTCCCACAGAACCCGACCTCCTCTAGAGTGGGCCTCTCAAGCAGGGCATCTCTCAATAGTTCCGTGAGCTGGTGCTTGTTCGGGGAGGCATTATTCTCCCCTACATAATCCCTGATGAGCTTGGCTCTTAGAGCTTTCAGGTAGATCTTGTTCATTACTGGAACCTGAACGTAAGCCCATACAGAATTGGGGAGAAGAAGTTGGATAGACTAGTCATGTCCTCTTCGGCAGTGCTACATGCCCACATGACTTTCACCAGACCATTGATCGGCGACAAAGACTCCGTAGGCACAGTGACAATATTCTTTCCCTCATCCAGAGTCCATCCCTCTACCACCAAGCCAATATCATATCCCATCTTGTAGCTGGCAGCCTTATAGGAGATGGGTACTCCACTGGAGATCGGCTCTGAGGTGTAGAGATGCCCTCGCTCATAGTCAACCGAGAACTTGTTCGAGGAGTCGTAGTCGGGATCTCTATAGGAGTACTGGACTTGAATGTCCGCCGGAAGAGTACCTCCCACCCCTACATAGACCGCTACATCCCCGGTCGCAGGATCTATGTAGTACCTGCCTGCTACCGTTACACCAGCCAGACTACCCATCAAAGTGGCAAAGTAAGTAGTATCCGAAAACACGGCATTGTACTTGCTATACCAAGCGGCTCCTGCCGAGAGCTTGAAGTTGGCTCTCCCGAAGGCATCAGCAGCAGTTTCAGAGGTATACTCCTCGTTCATCTGCTTGAGGCCCAGGAACTCAGAGTGTCCATCCACGAACTCTAGTTCTTCTGGAGGTGTGTGATCGGAGGTGTATCCCATCAACTCTGGGCCGACAGACACTGTACCCTTTACGACATAGGTATAGCTAAGGGTTTGACCATAGGTGCTGGTGGACAGGGTATCGGTGCGGGTCTCCATAGTTCCCGAGACGACGTTGAGTCGCTTTTTCAGGGTACCCTTAGCTGTGTCTGTCTGTTCGTGTAGCTGCAGGGCATCCCTGGAGATCCTGACACCCACTGGAACAGCCCCATCGAAGACTACCTCAATATCCGAACGCCTTACCTTGCTGGGAGTCGAATGTGGGAAGATGGCCCGAGTGGCGTCAGGGAGAGCGGTCTTCAGGTAGAGGATTCCGCTTACGGGATCCAGGTAGTAGTCAGTATCCAGGACCAGGGAGGCACGGTCTGCTACTGCCGTGTAGGTAGTTCCGAGCTCTGTGGTGATACTGAAGTTGTCTTCGTCCAGGTACTTATATCCCAGCGGAATTACGGTACGTCCTCTGGGCAATGGGGTGCTTACTCTGAGAGGGATGGCAGGGAGATGATGTATGGTGATGGTTTCTGGTGTGGGATCGAAGGCTTCCTTCAGGAAGCAGTAGTAGCCGTCACTTCTCTCTTCGAGGAGCATCATTTCTTCCTTGGCACCCACTTTCACAGAAGCCTTTTCTGGGAGGTGGTAGTCAAAGGAGATGCTTTCCTGGTCATTGGCAAGGAAGTAGAACCCCTCATCAAGAGCCGACTCATCATCTACTGGAGTCCATTCCTCCCCGTTTACGTAGACAACCAGCTCATCAGGCTCGATTCCAAGACTTGGCAAGGAAGCAGGCAGCCTGAAGATCATTCCAGCATCTGTACCGGTTCCGATCCTGAGAGCATGTTGTTTGTCTGCAAGCCGCCTCATGACCTTGGGCTGGATTACGTGGACCTCTCCATTCAGAGGTTTGGAGGGCAGGGCAATGGAGAGAGGGGAATGAGTCGGCAGGGCAGTTCGCAGGATCGAGTCTACCGAGAAGCTCAGAGCTTCTCCGGTCAGAGAGCTTACAGAGCTGAAGGCAGAGTCCTTCCTCTCCAGACTAAGGTTCCACAGGAGTTCTGTAGAGTTGTCCCTTACGAGAGACAGTGGGCCTACGTCCTGTGGCAGTTCAAGCAGATCGTTAGACCAGGTATTTCCAGAGTCTGTTGAGGCCCCAACCCCTACGGCGCAGAGAATCTCATTCTTGGGGAAGATATCTGCCTGACAGGAGAAGGCATACAGGTTACTGGGAAGCCCAACTGCCTTACTGGATAGTGAACCACTCTTGGCATACCGGCACTGCAAGACCCCCAACCCCTTCAGACCAATGGCATACCTGTGCCTCTTGGAGCTGGCAAGGTCCCGATTAAAGACATCGATCAGGTAGTAGTCCTTCTGCTGGAGCCTGATAGAGATACTTGTACAGGTTACTGGGAGGAAGGACACCGTCCAGCAACTGTCATTTCCAGAAGACTTGATGATGAAGAAGTCGTCGGGAACGACCTGGCGCAAGGTCTCTCTCAGAGAGACTGTTTCCTTCCCCGACCTGTTGAAGAAGATATCCACAACCTCATACTGGTAACCAGTACTCAAAGAGGCAGGCCAGATGGTCAGGGCATTGACGACAGCCTCTGAAACCAATGTGATCTTCAGGTTCAGGTAGAGAGGCCCTGAATCCAATTTCTCGTACTCAAACCAGGTGGCAGGATCGTTGTCCAGTAGAAACCTGATCTGGTTGTTGTTGGTCTGTACTACCAGATCAGAGTTGCCTGGAACCCCATTGCTTCCCTTATCGATCTTGAGGGAGGCAATCCGGAGCTCTGCCCTGGAGAGTACAGGAAGGGTGCAGACCCCCTGAACCGTGTCAATACTGCAGGCCACCTGACCTGACTTCTTGGAGTCAATTCCGTCCAGGTTCAGGAAACTCTCAGTGAAGGCCCACTTACACTCTTCTTTATTCCAGAACTTGAGAGCAGCTCTCTTCTGTCGGATCCTCCGAAGGGCACCATAGGCAGCCAGGAGAGCTGTCTGCTGGAGGTTGAAGTAGTCGATATACTGCTGGATGATCGACTTCAGTCTGGCAGCTGTTACCTCGAGTCGGTACAGGTTCATGTACTGCTCAGTATCTATGTCGTCCTTGTCGAGGATATCTACCCAGGAAAGCTCTCTATACTCGTAGGTAGAGTCCAGTACCTGTTCCAGGATTCCCAGGATCTCCGTTTCGATCCGGTTCCTTTCCTCCTCTGTTTCAGCATCTCGCCAGGGGCCACTGACCAGGGCATTCCCCTCCATCAGATCCTCAATGATCTTCTTCAAGGCATTTACCCTGTGAAGATAACTCAGATCTGTGGCAGTGTTAGCGGACATGAGTCAAAATCCTCGGCCTTGCCAGCTTTACAAATCTCTTGATTCTGGGTGTTTTCCTGGTATTCTTGCGCTCCCTCTCTTGTATCAGCAACCTGTATGCCCTGACAATCGTGGTCAGGTAAGGATTGACAGCATTGGTTCTGAAGACCAGGACAGTAGAGAAAGTGCCGGCGCAGTCGGCATATTCTGTACCGAAAAGCACCCTACCATTCCGCAGACCAACTCTTCCTCCCTGAACGAGCTTCTGATCCTTCAGAACCCGGTATCTGGTCCAGTAGATGCAGTCTTTCCTGTCGATATTCGTTTCCCACTGATCGAACTTGATCCAGAAGGTACCGGCAATAGCTCTCTCATACAGAGCTGACCACGACCCATCTACAGGCCACTCACTGAGCCACGTAACCTTGTCATCTAGACTGATCTGATAGTCTGTGCCCAGACTGAGTAGCGTGGCGTTCTCAAATACCTGGATCGGAGCATCATACTCTGTGTCATAGACACAGATGCTCATGTCCTCGAGCCCATCCAGCTCTACAACCCCAAACTGAGATCCCTTGATCTGGAAGACTGTCTCTGACACTGCAGTGTCAATCGTGTAGATGCCCCCCAGACCAGTGCTCTCAGGAGCAATGATCCCGATCTCACTTCCTGCCCCGAACCCATGAGCCTCTTCAAAGGAGAATTCGTACACCTGCTCTGTCCAGACAATACTGTTCTTGCCAACCGGCTTGGTATGAACTACCTCGATCAGCTCTATCCCCTTTACACAGTTCCGGGTGACGGTCCAGCGACAATCAGGAAAGAGCTTCACTCGCGCCTCTGTACCCAGAGGAGCCAGAAACTCAACCTGCATGGGATAGGAGTCAGGTACAGGAATAAGAGCGTTCAGCCTTTCATTCCCATCCCTGTCCCTCAACAGGGCCCCAACATATCCCTCAACAATTACCTCGTCATCAGGCAGGATATAGGTGTTGTTATAGGCATCAAAATACTCGACCGGGGTGATAGCCTCAGCTTCCTTTCTCAGATCGAGTCCCAATGGGGAATCAACAGCCACTGGGTGCCCTCTGAAGATACCCTTGTTCTGGTACTCAACGAACCCCAGGGCAAGCCCCTTCATAGAGAAGTCATATAGCCGTCCCTGGATCTCTTCTGAGGTAGTGGGCAGTCTGACGGAGAGGCCAGCAGAGGTCAGCACTTCGTTTACAAGGCGAGTCTCTCTGTCCTCAATGTCAAGGCTGGTCTTGGAAACAGGAGCTCTCTGCTCGAACTTGATCTTCACGTACTTTGCCAGGGCTGGCTGGAACAGGAACCTGGACAGAGTCTCTGAGGAGATGTCCATGGTAGTGAATTCCAGTTCCTCCCCGGCCTCAGTGATGACGGAGATACTCCTGACCATTAGGGTTGAGCAGCCTAGAGGCTCGATACACAGGTAGTTCACAATAGCTGGGGAGGCCAGCTCCAACTGGATGGTACAGGTAGCCACGCAGTTGTGGGGGTAGGTATCGAAGGAGGTCTTCTGTTTGTAGAGGCGAGAGCTGGTGTCATATTCTCGTCTCTGGATGATGTACCGGAAGACCTTGTCGGGGAGGAAGATGTTCCTTGCAGGGGAACAGAGGAGAGGTACAAGGGAATCTCCCACATCGGCAGACTCGTCGATCACCACTGCATCTGCTAGAGGCACATCAATAATGCTCTTGATGGGAAGGGTAATGCCGGCTAGTGGATAGATATTGGCCAGGTACTTCTCTCGATAGGAAAGCCCTGTCTTGAAGTCAGAAAGCCAATTCCTGTCCTCGTACTGAAGCTGGGCATCAATGTCTCTGCAGGAGGCATTGACGTGTACCTTGGAATACCGAGTCTTCTTCTTGATTTCTTCCTCACTGATCTCAGCAGCAGCAGCTACAATCTCCCTCTGAAGGGAATGCAGGGAGGCAAAGGCACTCCTGCTCCCAGACTCTACGGCTTCCTCAAGCTTCTTGAGCTTGGCGTTCAGGGAGCCAATGGTGAACTTCATGTTCTTCAGGTATTCGGCTCTGGCAATGGAGCTGGTGGGTATCAGCCCTGAAACCCTGGGAGGAATGGCTATCTCGGGGCTTTGTTTCAGGTAGAGCAGGGCCCTCTTGTCGGCGTCAGTTCCCGAGATATCCCTGTATCTGTAGTCGCGGATACGTCTCCCTGCTACCTTCAGGAGTTCGCTTGTGAAGTCGATAGAGTCCTTGTAGCGGGGAAGCACCTGCTACTCCACATTGATGTTGATGAAGAGCCGCCTTGAGAACATGCCTGGAGGCACTTCAAGGTTCAGATAGACAGTCAGGGAAGAGCCTGCTGGGATGTCTCCTACAGAGATCCTGTTTGAGTACATGGAGCCAACAGACCTTGTTACATAGTCATTGATCGGGTTCCCCTGCAGAGTGGTCCCCGTGACCACTAACCCTCCCCGTGGAGTCGTACCCTCTACTGTGTCGGTTCCCCACTCCAGTAGGTCCTGATAGTCGGTTGCAGGAGGAAAGTCTGCCGGGTTATCCACGTCGCCAACATCACTTGCTGTAGAGACGTACAGCCCCAGGTCAGTCAGCTCTGTAGTCCCCAGGTTATTGAGTACGATGGGGTACGGACCAGTCGAAATAAACCCACCCTCCAGTTTGAGAGGATCGTAGATCGTCTCGAGGGTTGTCCCATCAAGGAAACGGAGGGAACTCATTACTTGATCCTCACTGCAATCATGGAACTGGCAGGATACTCAATGTCCTGCTCAGTAATACTCACATAATAGTAATAAGTGTTGCCACTCACTACATCAGTATCCGTGTACAAGATCGTCCCCTCTGGGGGATTGCTGAAGGTGGTAATCACCTCACCCTCTCCGCCCTCACTCTCTCTCCTGTAGAGAGTGTAGAGAAGATCCTCTCCCTCCCAGGTAATGGAGATGTTGACCTCTCCTGTCGTTATAGACTGACAGCTGACACCAGCCTTTCTGTACACATAGTTGATGACGGCACTGGTAGCAGCCGGAAGGTTCGTCTCTAGAAGCTCCCGGACCTCTGCCTCTGACAACACCCCACCATAGTCCTTCAGAACCGTAACAGGCACATCAAGAACTACCGATCCATTTGTCGGTATCGAGGCCCCGGTCTCCCCATATCCAAGACACGATTGAGGAATTCTAGGGTTCCGGAGAGCAGCTTCAGAGTACTCTCCCTCCTTGATGACAGCTCCTCTCTCGCGCACATCGACAATCTCTGCATCTTCCTGATAGACACGGTTTTGCAAGCTGACTTCAGCCAGGATGTAATACGCATGATCGTTACTCTCGTTGACTGTGTACTCTTTAACAAAGGTATCCAATGAGGATGTCGATCTGAACATCTTCCCGATGACAGTGCCCGAGTTATAACTACCATCAGCATTGGTGAGCTGCAGATTGGGGTAGTTCTCACCTATGGACTGGGAGCAGTAGACAATCTTCCCATCTCTGTCTACTCCCAAGACGTGGATAGCCTTGTCGTCCTCGTCTACATCCGGGATCATGTAGAAGACCCAGAGCAGACTCTCCACTCCTGGGGTCTGTAGAGGGTTCAGGGAGAAGGAGGAGTAGGTGTAATCCCGGGCTTCCTTGTAGTAAGAGGCATAGAACTTGTACCGGGGGTCCAGGTCAACTCCCACAGACACAAACCCTCCCTGGTTGTCCCAGGAAGTGATCTTGTCAGCCTCATAAAAGACATCTGTGTCGGAGTACCTCGTTCCCTCAAGCTCATCATCGGTGGTAAGCACCCGAACCAGCACACCGTTCTCGTCCAGAAGGTATAGAGTCAAGTGCATGCTTGCTGACGGTGCAACTGCCATCTTCTCACAAGTGAAGCAGAAAACGTTCCTGTTCACCCACACAACATTGTCATAGTGACTGTAGATATACGGCTTGTAAGGGAAGAAGGGCTGGGCATCTGCTTCTGGCAGCCAGTACCTGCGAAGCCTATTGTTCACATAGGCTGAAAACTCTCCATTCGTAAACCGGATACACCAGCTGTCCTCTGGTGTCCTCCCAGAAGGCATCAGGGCCTTGACAGAACAAGCCTCAAGCGGCCTTGTATACCAGGTCTCAGCACTGTTCATGTAGAAGGTATACCCCGAACTGTTCTTCTCCCTGGTATAGAGAGGGTAACCTGTCTTCAGAGCTCCTGTATCTGGGTCTACATCCTCCCAGTCAGCCTCCGTAGCTGCTGGCTCTGGATCCAGAAGTGCAGTAGTAGGGTTGCCGGCACTATCTGCTGAGACCACGAAATGTAGCCTGTAGGCTCCTGTGACAGGATCGTAGTGGTTCTTGTAGTTGGTGAACAAGAAACCAGCATCCAGATCTGTGAGATAGCCGTGTTCAGCATCTACAGCAGCTCCATCACTCACAATCTCCAGATGGGCCTCCACAGTGTCAGCAGGAAGCTGGTGCCTGTAGAAGAGCGGCTTGGGCAGACCAGCCAGGTCTGTCCCGAGCCGGTTCGTAATGCACACCTCCTTGAACGGAGAGGTAAAGGAACCTGACTTTACCTCTGACCAGACAAGCTCTGATCCCACAAACTCAATGTGGTTGGCTGGGATGGAGTAGGTGCGATCTACCAGATGGAGATTCCTGACAGAATCGAGCTCGTCAGCTCCGAAGTAGTAGAGAGCAATAGTATCCGATGTAATGTTGGTCCGGTACCGGAAATGCTCCACGTACTTGTGCACATGTGCAGCAATAGGTAGGTAATCTACCTTCTGCTCACCATTTGCTATAAGCTCAAGAGTGAAGCCCATTAGAAGTCCGTATAGATCACAACATACTGGAAGGTGTAATCGTTAGCCGGGTTCCAGGCAGAGTTGACGAAACCAGGCCCTGTAGCAGCCGACAGATCCAGTCGGTAGGTATGGAGGTTGACGTATACCTCACTGAGCCCCGCATTAGTGCCTATCACCAGACTGAACGGATAGGCCCCTCCTGTGTCGGGAGTGATCCTAAAGAGGCCAACGCATGCCCACGCCATTACTGCAATTGGCTGGTGGCCGTCTATGTCTGGCAGAGAAACCACCTGCCAGGTATCGAAGGCCCAGACACCTCCTGAGAGAGTAAAGGTACCTGCATAGAACTTGAATGCGTTACCCGCGTAGTCTGTACCTGCATAGAGTCCGTCATCTAGATACACCGGGCCATTCGTGAAGCGAGTACGACTGCTTGGAAAACTCTGATTCTGGAAGGTCCAAATAGCTCCATTCTTCCAGATCCGTGCTGAGACCATTGGGTTGTCAGGGTTCCCGAATACGATCCCATAGGTCTGATCGTACTGTGGGCTAGGGGAACTGAACCCTTGTCCTGGGTCCTTTCCCTGGAGGACGAAGGCCAGCCATCCTCTCATGGCGTTCTGATCGCAGATGCTTTCGTCCACCCCACTGACCCAGCCATCTCTATGCAGGTACTGGGCAAACGGGTTATTGGGATTCTCTGAGGGGCAGAACTGGCCACTGGACCCTGGGTTTCTGTAGAGGTCGGCAAGGTCGAAGGCACTGACAGGAGCCTCTCCGAACCTGCGACTATGAGAGTGGTGGAAGAACTTCCTTCTCAGGTCGTCAACTGAGTAGGTGATATTTGTTCCCACAGTGAAGACGCTGAAGGTAGTCCCGCTATAGTCTCCCAGGTCTACATTCTGTACACTGAAGCTGCTAGAAGACTCGTAGATATAGACGGCGTCTGTATAGACCTCGCCAGTGTCATCATCTCGCAGGTAGAGAAATCCCTCTGGGATGGTCTCTCCTGCTACCAGGTTATCGGTCAGACAGTGAGGAAGAGTGAGCTGTCTTCCAGCGTTGAAGTCCTCTCCTGTGGCCAAGAGAGAGTCTGACAGGTCGTAGTCGATCTGCTGGTGAGTAATAGTAGGGAGGGTAATGGTGTAGAGACCATCAGCATCAGGCCCAGTGACGAGGATCTTTTGAGCAGAGCTGTTGGAGATCTGGTTGGAGTCCGGGATGACATTGAAGTTGGCATCCGGGTAATTGGGTCCACCCAGGAACTTCTTGGGATTTACAATGTAATTGACTGTAGAGCCTACATCGGTGGGGAGTACTGTATAGACCTTGCCAGCGTCATCAATGTAATAGTCCCCGTCTGCCTGCATGAGCTCTGGAGACGCCTTCTTTGAAGCGAAGACCACAGCATCACTGAAGTTGAAACTGGCTCCTGTAGGCTTGTAGCGCAGGGTGAATTCGTAGACGGAGTCCGGGATAACCTCTCCCTGGACTGTAGTGTTCAGACTCAGCATCTCTGGGTTCAGAGCTGAGGCAGGACCTACCAGTCTGGCAAGGTTAGCGATATCCAGTCTGCGCTCTTCAGCTCCAGCAGCAGCTTCTCCATCGAGAATCCGTTTACCCCAAGCGTCTGTGAGGTGGGTACCCGAGGCGTCAGAGTAAGGCCAGGATTCGTCATGGATATCCCCCGAGGCTTTCTCCAGGTTCTGGAACCCTCTATTGGACTGGGTACCAAGAGAGTTCAACTTGGCTGCTGGGGGCTGTTCTCCGTCCACGAATGACGGGATTACCCCGATGGAGGAACGAAGTTTGTCGCCCATTTGTTATCCGATCCCTACAGAAAGGTTGAAGGCGTTCACACCTGACGCCCTGGGGTTTATTGTAATGAAGTTGGCTCCACCCAGACCAGTACCCACATTGAAACTCTCAGTTACAAAGGTAAACCCATAGGGAATCGGCAGTGCCCCAGAGGTGTCTACCCCAGTCAGGTATGCAGGAAGGGTGAGCCTGATCCGGAGGTCGTTAGAGACGATCACCCTTCCGGACATAGGATCTCTACCCCAGGCATAGAAAGTAGAGATTGAGGGACAGACAACAAGGTAGCCGGCCAGGTTCTCGTCATTGTCTGTCATGCTTCCCTGGGGAAGGAGCCGATTATTGTAAGTGAGAGTGGAGGCAGTAGAGCTATCAGGTCTGACAGGAGTGTATGCACCCACCTCCCCAGTCAGTGGGTGCCAGGCACCCAGACTCCACTCATAGAGGACTACCCTGACTCCATCGTCTGTCAGGGAGGAGAAGTAGTCTGCATCCTTCTCGTAGAGCCAGCAGTCTGTGACGGTGGCTATGGGCCCGAAAGAAGGCACAGAGGCATCCAGGTAGATTGTGGTGTACTCGAGATTACCCGTGTTGTCCCAGTGCTGGGTGACTTTCTGGACTCCTCTGGAGTAGGCGATACCGTCATTACAGATGAAATAGACAGACCCGCCCTCGAACTTAGAGACAGGATCCTCGAAGACAGCTTCTGTCCTCATGCTTGCCGGTGAGACGAAGGTCCCATCACCCAGGTAAGCAGGCTGGGCAATGGCCGTAATCTCAATCTTCATGCCTCTGGTACCGAGGATCTTGTCGTGTTTCAGTACCTGGTAGGTAGTGATCTCCTCATTTAGCAGGTCTGGAGGCAGGTCAGAGACGGAGAAGATGGTGTCGCCGCCAAGGTAGCTTATTGTATTCACTACCTTGGCAATGGAACTCCAGTCGTAGGGAGCGTTGTAAAGGCAGCTGATCTGTCCCTCTGAGTTAGTGGTGTAGGTGTAGGTGGTACCTATCCCGTTCAGGCTCCCAGGACCGGAGAGGAGAACAATCTCCAACTCGATCCCCTCCACAGGATTACCCTGTACATCATAGCCAGTAGCGGTGAGTCTGGTGCTGTCAGTCCCGTAGTAGAGAGGTCCATAGAGAGTGTCCCCGATCAGCTCGCAGTCACACTCCAGGACTACACTTGCAAGGTTCAACTCGGAGGCCGAGATCTGAACGACACTCCTGGTCTGGACATGAGAGGTGGGTCTCAGGTCAAGCCATGAGCCATTAGCAGATCTGACTGCATCGGCTACGATCTCATAACTGACCCTGGGAACAGCAGTATAGGCCACATAGATCTCATCTGAGTCCAGGGTCCCTGCACCCTGCTTGAAACCAGTGACTGTCTCTCCCTTGCTGTGTGCTGAAGCTACTGTGCCATTACAGCCACGAACACAGTCATAGAAGGTGCTTCTACCTCTCTCGTAGTAGAAGACCTCCTCACTCCCCACCATGAGTCTCCCATATGGAGGGTAGGAGTCCGTATCCCCATGAAGGCTGTAGCAGGAGATGGTAGTAGTGTCCTCGTCTATTGCCTCAGAGAGGAAGAGAGCAGGAGGCTGGTAACCTCCGATAGTGAGGATCCCCAGATCCCTATCGACACAGAAATGGTGGTCGGCAGGTCCACTGAAGAAGAGGTTGTCTACCTCTGTCCATTCAGTATTGGTGCCGTCGATATGTCTTACGAAGACCCTTACGGGATCGTCTGAGAGGGGGAAGTATCTTGTGTAGGCATCTCGCCCAGCGGTATTCCCAACTCCCACATCTTCAAGAAGATCCGGAATCGTAGTAGAGTCCAGAGGCAGAGTAGTTTGTCCCACATGGATTGAATAGTCTCCGTTCAGGTAGATCTTATTGTTGACAACCGTGTACTCATGATGTCGTGGACAGAGATTGGCCCAGATGATGTTACCACTGCCGTCTACCGTACTAAGCCGAGTATTACTTCCATCTTCGAGGATCCCGGTGAAGGTCTCGACGTACTCTGGCTTGTACTTGATTCTCCGCAACTGATCTGCATCTCTCTCGAACAGGATGATCTCCAGAGTGCTGAGCTGGCAACTATCCGGTAATACCAGAGAGTTGACCCCGTTCTCCAGTCCAGTGCCGAATCTGGTCTCCTGACAATAGTCAGAAAGGAGATTATGTTCCTCCCAGTAGACGGCATACCTCCCAGTCTGGAACCTGGGAGTCCAGGTAAGTGATTCCCCAGTGCGGTAGCCCACCAAATCGTGCCAGCAGAGTCCCTGTACGACTCCAGACTGCCACAACTCCTGATAGGTGCCATCTCGGAGACCCACCACATGGCCACCAAGGACAGTCATGTACCTGGTGGAGTTGATGTCGAAGTCTTCCGGCAGTCTCCTATCCCAGATCCAGCCCCCAACCTTCTCATCTGCCCAAGGGCCAGTCAGGGAGGAGAGTGAGTAGTCATAGGTGACGTGCCCTGTGACTGTGAGAGTCTCTTCCTTGAACTCGTAGTCAGCCATCTCACTCGCCCCAGTGTAATGGTGCTGCAGAGAGGAGCTCGTTCAGGAAGCCGGCTCCTGTGTGGTTCAATAGTACTCGCTCTTCCTCTCCGGTATCATCTCCGATCAGGGTTTCCTTCAGGATTACGTCAATGTCAGGGTCGTTCAGGGGGTAGCCCCGTACAGGTTGCCACCAGAGATAGTACGGGAACTTCAGGTACTCATAGAAGGCCGCCCCATCCTGGATGTCATAGCTGAAGACGACACCATTGGTTCTGTCTACGTAGTAGTCTCCACTTTCTACGATAGCATCTGCTGAGGCGACCAGGGTCTTGAGTCTATCGTATCTGCTGAAGTTGATGCTGACGATAAAGCCGTTCTTGAGCCTTGTGCATTGGGTTCTGTTCAGGAACTCTCCATGGGCATATCCAAGGGACTTGCCGATCTGGAGAAAGGAAGACTTCAGGAATTCACAATCAGGTTCAAGGATGCTGATGGTGAGGAAGGGAAGAGCCGAAAGCTGGGTGTAGACATCTCTCAGAAAGTACCCATCTCCATGGTGGAAGATGTCCAGCTCTAGCACAGGGGCCGACTCATAGTTATCCCACACTCGGAGCATAGAGCTGGACACTTCAACAAAAGGATATGTCGCTACAGAAGTCCCATCTGGGTTCAGCACCAGATCAATCTGGAAGACCCGCAGATCCTGCATCCCCACCATCCTGCTTGTCGATCCTGAGAAGCTCTCCCAAGAGGGGCCAGGAGGTTTCCGGAGCTGAAGCAGGAGCCTGTTTCTGTAGTCGTCGATCTCCTCCCCATCCAGTCTCTGGAGCCCGAGACGGAGTCCCAGCTCATCTAGGGAGGTAGGGAAGAGATATCTGTCGGGGGTATAGCTAGACATAACTCACCCCAACAGAGGTAAAGGGGTCTCTGAAGAACATCCTCTGCCGATCTACGTCTGCATAGTAGATGTCATACCTGGCATCCAGAATCGTGTAGTCCAGGACACTCACCACCACAAGCCTACCATCCTGAGCAAAGTAGATCCCATCTGCCATGAGTCCCGTGTCATAACTGGCTAGAGCCATCAGACTCTCACACATGATGGCTGTGTGGGCTGTATGGGTTCCCTCAACTCCAGAGATGACAACCGTCACATAGAGATCCCACTGCCCGAGCTCGGAGGTGACCACAGAGAACTTGATGTCCTGCCAGGACTTCTCCGGGATATCGGTGGGCTCCCCATAGAAGGTATAGGAGCTGACTCCCCAGGTAAGGTCTGCTTGGAGGTACCTCACTACTCCAGAAGGAGAGACTCTCCTGACGACAGCAGAGGCCACCCCTGCTCCTCTCAACACCCTGAACCAAGTCCAGACAGGTACCTCTGTATTCAGGGCTACCCTGGACAGAAGGGAGATCAACTCTACATAGGTCTCTGAATCAGGCTCTGTCCCTGGCGGAGAGAACGGAGTCAACCCGAGATCGTAGATATGGATATATCCATGTCTATCAAGGGTATAGAGCCTGCCATCATAGGGATTGATGGCATAGTCCTCAACGACATAGGTGACTCCAGAGGAGTCGAGTAGGGACTGGGTGCAGATGTAGTCCTCGTTCTCCGGGATCAGAGCAGCCGTCTCTGTGCGTCTGTATTCTGTGCCTCTCAGAAGGAGCTTGGTAGTTGACTGCAACTCAGCCCCACCACCCCCATTAGCCACTCTGAGAAGCAAGGGCCCCTCTATGTCGATCCCGACTGCAAGCCTATAGGGATCCTCGATTACAGAGGGATTGCTGGCTCCTAGCTTGATGACGATATCACCATCAAATCCGTCCCAGTCTACCTCTGACAGGGAAGAGAAGGGGTTCAGGGTCCAATAGTCGCCATCATCGGTAATGGTGATATGTTCCCTTATCTCCTGGTGGTTCATGTCCTCCCCGGTGAGGATGACACAGTGATGGCCACCAAAACTGTAGTCGAGTTCTGTCTTGTTGTAGACATCACTGTTGGAAACAGAGACCACCAGCCTTTCTGGCTTATCGATCTGGTTGAAGGCAGTGGGAGCGGCGCTGGTCCAGACAGTCCAGGTGGTGACTGTTCCAGAGCCGACATTCACCAACCTGCTGGGAACTCCATAGAGAAAGTCCTCAAAGTACTCTGCTCTGGTCAGGGCAAAGTCGAACACATCGGTACCAACTACTGATGTGGGGTAAGTGATCTCTGTCCGACCCCCTGTCCTTGTGATTGGGTACTCGTCCTCAGCTCCCAGGTTCAAGACCCAGAGTGTACCACTCCAGACATCTCTGGTCAGAAGGTTCAGGAGATCTCCGATCTTGTGCTTCTCGATCCCAGTGGCCTCATACTGGTCTGCAAAGACAGAATAGATCCTCTGCCCCAGCGAAGAGGGATCGCTCCTGAGCTTGGTCCAGATCGGGAACCGATTGGCAAAACGCTGGGTGAGGTATGACATCTTATGCCCGGACCTCAAAGGTCACAGTCAACTCGCCAAGAGAAGCAAACTCTCCCTCAAGAAGAGTATGGGAGTTGACGATCAGTCTCTCCCTCTCAGAAGCAGAGAAGGCAGTTGTGAACCCACGCCGGATATAGGTATTGGAGAACATCAGGGACTGATCCTTGTTCTTCATGATCCCCACCAGCCCCTGAGTGTTCTCGAGGACTCTTAGCCTCAGCTCCTCCAGATCTACTACCTCTCTAGCCTCTGCATCGCCAAGATAAGTCGCAATAGCCCGCTTGATTCCTGCCTCATAGGACCTCTGCTGGGCATCTGTGATCTCCCTGTTGGTCACGACATTCATGTCAATGTCCACATAGACCCTGATGCCTGCCGAGACGTACAACTTCAGTCCTGGAATCTGGATGGTGTCTACTCTCCTCTGAACAGCCCGAACCAGATCTGTGTTTGACTCTCCATCAGCCCCAAACACGAAAATGCAGGCAGTCCCAATCCCATAGTACCCCTTGACCACAGAAATGTTGACTACTCCTGGCACCTCTAGACCCATGAGTTTCGCACGAATGGCGTTGTGCGAGGATAAAGTCTTGAAGGCATTGGCAAGCCTGTACCTGTAGAGCTTGTCGTCCTCAACATTCCTGCCATTGAGGACCGGGAAGTAGTTGGTGATTTTCAAGGAGTTATTGGCGACATCAGTGTAGCCAGTGAAGTTGTGTTCGATCAGGGACATAGCTCCCACGTTCTGGCTAGCTCCAATACTTCTTGCTTGGGCTGAGATGTAGGCTAGTTTTGAGGTGGCTGGGAGGGTAACGGCAGCTGTGGTTTCGTACTCGATGGGAGTTTGGCCGGCAGGAGTAGCTCTAACACGGATGACGGTACCAGCAGGAATTGGGATTGCTGCACCACCGTTGATAGTGCCAAAGTCTGTTTCTGTGTAGAAGGCCAGGTTGCGTTCTGAAGAGTCTACTGTAGCCCTTGTAGCCTCGAGTCTATTGTATTGCCCTACTCCAAGAGATTGACCGATAGCGTCCAGATCCCTGCCGGTAGCTGTGGGAATCTGGGAGGCGAGGAAGGCAGCCCGGGTATCTTGTTTATCCCGGTAGATCTCAGCAATAACGGCATCAATCAGGGAGCGGGCAGCAGAGTCAGGGCCGTAGTTGGTGATACCTGTACGTGTCTCCATTCTCTCCCTGAATTCGTTGTAGAGAGTAGTAGTGTTCTTGACAGAGGGAGACGTAGCCATTTAGAGGTTCCTCGCGATCAGCTTATTGTCTCTCATATCATAGGAGAACTGCACTGCCACTGGCTGAGTAGAGTCCGGGTGTTTGGCAAGCACAATGATAGCTACAGCATTCTGGGCTGCTGGGACGATCACCACGCTGGGATTGCATCTCCGGAGCAGATCGTTCCTATTGAACTCTGACATGATGCGGTCCTTCATCTCTGTGGCCGTAGCTTTGGTGTTGGGCATGCCTAGGAATCTTGCCAGTCCGACTCCCATCTCTTTTGCCATAGGCCAGTCTCCAGGAGAACTGGACATCAGCTTCAGGATGGTCTGTAACAGGAGTCTCTGCTCGGAGCTGGTAGTGGTTTCCAGCTCCTTGTTCTCTCCAAGCCTGAAGTCTCCGTTGCTTGTGAAGAAGAGGTCTTTCGAGTACAGATCTGATTGCAGTCCTGAACGCAGTCTGTTCACCATTTTGTCCTCCTACAGCACAAAGGCACTGCACAGAGCAGCTGTCCTGGCGATTACTGGAAGGTAAGGACCAAGAGGGATCGCAGGAAGCTGCTTGGGAGGGGCAAGCATTGAGGGAAGCAGGGAGAGGGGGAAAGGAGTGTCCCGCACGAAGGAGGCATAGATGGGAGACAGTGTGTTCAGGTTGATTCGGGAGGGCACACCACCTGCGATAGTGACTCCATCCTCCCCAACTGAGAGGTAGGAGAAGTTCCCACATCCGATCCGTACCTCGTCAGCCGCCAGGTACTCATAGGCCTTGCAGACCTTGTCATACCGCAGTTTCCGAACCTTGGCTTCTCTATGCTCCATCAGGATGAACTCCCTACTGCTTCAGGATCTGACTCTGAGCCTCCAAGCAATTGTGCATGGCCACCGATAAAGATGCCAGCAATGGAGGAAATGCTGTACCCGATTGTATCAGAGTTGAGATCGAGGTGCCGAGCCATCTCGTCTGCTTCTATGAAGGCTCTGCCATTCCTTTCTACATCATTGACACTGGTCCCGTAATACCTCACCTCACACCACATCCCCATGAGACTTGCTGGGTTGCCATATAGCTCAAACAACTCGTGGTGACTGTGCCCACATCGGACTCTTGCCTTCAACCCTCCAGGCATCTCCACCAGAAAGGTCACATGAGTCATCTCTGTGACTCTAATCGGGACTTCTTCCGTATCCTGAGGACCAACAACCCCCATCACCCTGCAACCATGAATACGCTTCTCTACCAGAGCATCAGGAAATCCTGTTCCTCTCTGTACTTTCTCTACCTCTCTGGGAAGACTGCTCCTCCTGTTGGTACGAGCCATATTAGTATCCCTTCATCTCAGGTCCAGCAGTTCTATAACTTCGCCAGGCAGCCATCCCGGAGTCTCTGAGCTCACTGATCAGGTCTTCTGTGCCCCCAATGGTGTCATCCACAAAGCTGGTCACATTCCCTCGGATATGCCGCCACAAAGCCATCGGGTCCTTATATGAAAGACCAGAGACAATAGGGATGCCATTCTTCTCGAGAGGGACTACCGCTACGGCCTCATTCTCAAGACACTTGGCGAAGATGATCGACCCAGCAACAAGCCAGGTCAGAGAGGGCCAATGGAGCTTCTGGAGGCCAGAACTGAGTCCATAGAAGACACCCCCAAGGCCCACTCCTATGACAGGAGTTAAGAAGACGGATGCCTCCACCAGCCCGAGTGCCGTCATGTTCAGGGCTCCGGCTACCAGTCCCTTTCCAGATGACATGATAGCCCCGAACCCGCCTGTCGAACCGCGCAGGATCAGGTTTTTCTCGTCAGGGAACATCCTGCTCAGGTCTACTCCCTCTGCGAACAACTGCCCATATCTCTCTGCGAGGTGCTTCTTCCACTCCTCAGAGGCATAGTCATCTTCATTGGGGAGAACAAGGGCTACCCCATGCTCGCTGAAGGTATGAGACTCCTGAGCAAGAGCTTCTGCTCGCCTGGCACTTCCTCTGGTCTCTTTAGCAAGAGCTCCTGCTCGCTCGGCACTTGGGTCACCCCAGGCGAGTGGGGTTTTCTCATTGTCCTTGACTGCCATGATGAAGAGTTTAAGGGCCTCGATCACGGGCCAGGTGGAGATCTCGTTCCCAAAGACCAGGGCTCCGGGCTTGATCTCTGTGAGGAACCCGGTCTCGTGAGAGAACAAGTGAGTCACCCGCTGAACCTCAACAGGACCTGCCATCTGGTTATAGTCGTCCAGCAGGATACACACGTCTCCACACCGGATCCTGGGATTTCCGTAGACCAGCAACTCCCCCCTGTACATCTCTCTGAGCTCATAGATGAGCTGCCCCATCCCGTACCGCAGAGCCATTGTATAGCCTCTGCAGTTCGGAGAGGCGAGAGTAGCAATATTAGTTTCGGCCTCCGGGATGAAGGTAGAGGCCTTGATCAGGGTGGTTCCTGCTGGAAGAGACTGTGGGTTTGTAGTCTTGTCCTCATAGTCGTAATAGGTAACGGAAACAGCATTGCCGACGTTGTGCTCTGAAGACACGATGTTGTTGCTGACGATATCCCTGTCAGAAGTAAGGAGATGATAGCGACGGAAGGGTACGAACCGGGCCTCAAGCCCCTTGAGGTATTCCTCAAGAACCCGGTTGGTGCAATAGGTGGAGACTACCTCGTCAACAATTTGTGTATGCTCCGCCTGGACTTTTGCCATCCTCTGTGGACCCAAGGGAGACCCAGTGGTGCTGTCTACTGTCGCTCCAGGAGCAGGAGCAGGAAGTGAGATCTTCACACTATCGGCAATTCTCTTATATTCCTCCTCCCCATACAGGTAGATGAACTGCTCTCTGGTGATCATCCCCAGAACAAGCTTCTCCCGGAGATCGTTCATGCGGACGATGAATGAGTTGCTTGCCGGACAGGACCAGTATCTCTGGGAGGGAACACCAAAGAACAAGGTGTATCTGAAGGCATGCCCATAGGGCCTCACGCCAAAAGTCCATCCAGGATGCCGCAGGGTCATCTCGTGGAAGATCTCCCAGATAGTCATGTTCATTGGAGTGAACAGGCACTGCTCTGGCTCTACCCTCTTGTCCAGGACCCAGTCGGGCTTTGTCCAGGCATCCCACCACTTGTCCAGCTGTACAGAGGAGGTAGTCGCCGCCGAGAGAACGGTAGTACCGGCAGAGAGGGCGACCCTCCTGATCTTCTCTGTGATCGGGAGCTTTTCCAGCCGCATGTAGTCTTTGGGAGAGGGCGGATAGAGGTTGTCATCCTGAGGCGACAGGAACATGCAGCTCCTGGTCCTGGCATACCACTTCTTCAGGTTCCCGATAGAGGCGAGGTACATCGGTTCAAAGAGCTGTTCTCTGAGGGCATCCACCACCAGGGCCCCACCAACAGCAATGCCGGCTCCCTTGAAGCCGATACTCATTGACCTCCCAGCCAGACCCACACCGACATCCCTGGCTCCCAGAGCCACACCAGTCACACTAAGATTATATCCCCCTCTATACCCTGAGAGGGCCTGTAGGTATTCCTTCCAATTAGTGGCGGGGAATTCCCGTGAGTGTGCCAGGAATCCACGAGTTCTCTGCCACGCGGCAGCACCTCCTTCTCTGAGGACAGCAGTACCCTTGCTTCCTACTCCCAACCATCTCCCGAATCTCCCGAAGACTCCCAAGGTTCCTAATCTAGCTTCTGGGATGAAGGCAGAGCCCACTGTGATGCCGAGCAGGATAGCAGCAGCAAGGAAGGGGTGGTGCAGGATAAAGTTCTTGGTCCAAGTCAGGGCGGCGAAGTTGTTCAGGAAGCTGTCTCGGTTGTAGTCAACGAAATCCAGGTGGGCGTCCTTTGCCTCTCCAAGCTGGAAGAACTGTCCCCACTCCCATCTCCCAAAGTGCTTGAGCTCGGGCTCCAACATCATGGAGCCAAGGAGCTGATGTGTAGTGTTATACCGCAATACTGCCGGCTCGTTCTCGAACTCCTGTCTTCCCTTGATCATCTGAACCAACTCTGCCCCAAAGGACTGTACCGTAATCTCAACAAGATCCCCTTGTGGGTTCCAGGCGATATCCGTCACCCTCCCCGAGATCAGCACCTCCAGCATATTGGGATCGTTGGAATACCCAGCCCTTAGCTGCACATTGAGTCCTGGTCTGATCACCACAGCTCCGAAGGGCTGGTCTATGCTGGAGAGCTCTTGGGGTCTGTGATCGGCAGTTACTGTGGAGTCAGGGTGGTCCTTCTGGAGCCTGTCTGTTTTCTTCTTGTTGAAGTAGTCCAGGTCCGTGATGACTCCTCTCTTGGAGCCGTCCAGGGTGCCAGAGACATTCTGTAGAGTAATGACTACAGTGTCAGCTGCCACCTCTCTATCAGAGGTGAAGGTGAACTCCTTGACTCCATTGAAGGAGAAGAAGTCGTCGAAGTTAAGCCATCTGGACTCGAACTCATCTTCCTCCACAAAGTACAACTTGAAGGTCGGATAGGCCCTCATCAGGCGCATCTTCTGTGAGATGATGTCTTGGCAAGAGTCTTTTACGAGCCTCTTCAGGGAGGAGGGATCGAAGGCATGGGTGTAGGCGTCAAGAGCTGCTACTCTGGTATCTGTGATAGAGGAATGGATCGTAGTTGCTGTTTCTGGAGTCAGGTAAAGGCCAAGATAGCCCGCTCTAGAGCCGAACATGGTTTCTACGTCACTGATCCCCTCGACAAGCCTGGTATAGGTCTCCTTGGAACCTCTTGCCGCCCACCAGTAATGAGGATAGCCGTCAGTTGTGGCCAGGAGAGGGAGTAGTGGATGCAACTCATGCTGGAGAGAGTCCAGGACTTCAAATCGCTGCTTCTTCTCTCTATACTCTGTCTCTGGCCGGGACAGAGCCATGTAGCTTACATAGGCAGGAATACCAACAATCATTAGAGCCTTTACAGGGTGCTCCTCAGCAGCACTCTTGACCTTGGTGAGAAGGCTCGTGGTGTCTACTTCCTTCTGGGCCTCTACAAGGGCGGCATTCCCTCTGGCCAGATCAGTATCTAACTGGGAGAGGTCCTTTCCCTGGCTGAAAGGGAGCCCCATGATCCCCAGATCCTGGACTGTACCATTTGGCCTCTGCCAGCCGACATTGTCAGAACCCTCTGGCTGCCAGGCGAGTCTTGTGATGTCTGGGGTGAGGTCCTCAGGATCCGTGATCTGGAGTCCCTTGTAATCCTCTGGATCGATCCCCTTTCCCTGCATGAGCTTGAGATGTTTGTAACAGCCGTCTACGATGGGCTCTGCCCGTCTCTGTACCTCCTCCAGGATCCGGGAGGAGAGAGCTGAGGGGCCATCCTCATATGGGTTCCACATATAGAAGTCAGGGGGAGTCGCATGTAGACTGTCGGGATAGTAGGGGTGTGCTGGCAACTCCAGGTCTGGGTAGCACTCCAGACCCTTATATTCGTTCTTCCCTTGATCCCAGTTGAGGATCTCCTCCAGCCCAAACATCTCCAGGATCGCTGGCTCCTGGAGCAGCAGGTCAGCAAGTCTCGCCAGGAGCTGTCGCAGATAGGCAAGCTTGGCCTTCTCTCTCTCCCTGTCTACAGGAAGCCGGGCAAATCTCCGGGGCAGCCTAGCAAGCAACTGCTTGGCTCCGTCCTCTGGAGTGAGAGACCCGGAGCTCACAGCTTTTCTGATCCTGTCTACTATCTGGACAACACCATCTTCATAGGCCTGTTGCTGGAGCACCAGCTCACAGAGTCTCTCGAAGTCCTCCTTGTAGTAGATGTGATGAGGATTGAGAGGACTCCGGTCCCATGTCCCTCTTTCAACCTGTCCCTGCCACCCAATATCCTGAAGCGCCTTATCGAAGTAGGCATAGTACCCCATGGCACTGGCAGCTACTCCATCCCTGGTGATGATGTCCTGGAGCAGAGGAATCTCTTCAACAAGCTTGTGAGGCACATCAATAGCTACTGGGAACAGGTTTGTGTAGTAGTCCACTACCTCCTGAAGCTTAGAGAGCTGGATGGCAGCCATTTGCTCTCTTGTAATCTCAAACCCATGGAGCAGTAGGACATCACCCAAAAAGGCCAAACCAAGACTGGCAATCTCAGCAGGGAAATCGATAACAGCCCTCTGAACGATCGCCCATGGAGCATAGAAAGCCCGCTTTCCGACTACCCATTTCTTGTCCTCGTCTGACATCCTTCCAAAGCCAAGGGTCAGGCCGAACCGTTTGCTCTCATCTTCTGGACTGGCGAACAGCCACCAGAAGAACTCTGTGTACATGAGCGGATCTGTGTCAGGCAGGTCATAGAGCTGACTGGAGATCTCACTGGGGTCGATGGTCTCTGCATCACTGACTTCAGGCTCAGCCATCAACAGCCGGCACTGGCGCAGGATTGCCTGGAGAGTGACGTAATAGTCTCTTACAACCTCGAAATCCAGGTCTTGCAGGCTGGTATGTACCTTGTAGAACTCTGTAGCGTCATAGACAGAAACGGCCTCCTTGCCGGTAGTCTTGACAGTGTGGGTAGCTACCGTCCCTCCTCCCTGTACTCCTGCAGAGCCTGCAGTTGCTGCCACTCTTGGCATCTGGGGGGATTCGAGAATCCCGTATAGGATCTGGTTCAGGACATTCGGATCTGTGACGGCAGAGGACCCGAACATCTTTCCTGCACCATACAGATCGTCCAGGAAAGGCTCTCCAAGCCTTAACTCTCGTAGGAGGGCAGTAGGGTTGGCATCTCTATAGGCCTGAGCATCAGGGAGGGTCTGGTCTGTGGGTGCCAGGAGCTTGCCGGTACTGAGGGCAAGACCTAGTCTGCCGGCATCAGTCAGGCTCATGTCATAGAGGGCCCGGAGGACCTTCTTTCTCCTCTCCTCGATATCCTCTCTGATAGACTCTGAAGCCACGATGGCTTCCATGGAGTAGGGATTAGTCTCGTCCAGTACCAGAGAGAGGATGGAGGTACCTGGAGATCCTTCTACTGTCTGAGAGGAGGCAGCAGAGATGGAGGTCCGCTTCTTGATGTAGTAGGTATCCCGCGCCTCATCGAGCTCAACAGTAGTATCGGAGTCTCTGTAGGAGCCAAAGAGCCTGGTAATGAAGTGGTCTGTTGAGAGAGTCCAGTTGTCTACCACTGCCCTGAAGGACCTTGAGTTCTCCTGGAGCTTGGCCCTCATGGACTCAAGTAGCGCCCCAGCAATGCCGGTACCTGTCAGGGACGGGTCCTGATCCAGAAGGGTGAACTCCAGTCCGAAACTAGGCTCGATAGAACCTAAGTGCTGGCAGGTAGGATATTCCTGGCCAAGGATCGGGATGGCAGAGAGGATATGACGAAGGGATCCTGACACATTTGTCAAGATCGCGCCTTCTTTCATCAAGAGCTCACTCCTCCCAGCTCTCACAGCCTCATTTGCCACAGTGAGCTGGATCACTCTCCACCAGACATTCTCTACAGTTGCATCCTCCTCATAAGGGATCCACCCTGCCTGATTGAGGGCGATGAAGTAGTTCTCTACCAGCTCCCTCTCTTCAGTAGTCAAGGAGACCAACTGGCTCTTGGCAGCTGCCATCTGCTCTGGGGATGTACTCGGACCCAGACCCTGAGCAAGCTTGTCCTCATCATCCTGGGTCAGGGCAGGAACTGTGGCGGGCTGTGGGGTCTGGAGCTGTGCCTCATACTCTGTGTAAGGCACACCTTGCCCCGGCCTTTCGGGGTCGATCAGCACATACGGGAGTGCCGGGTCTGGATCCAGGGAATAGACCTGCCGGATAGGAGCTGGCGGGTTAGCCAGCACATATTGGAGCGCAGTACTCTGTGCCGTGTCTACTGTTTCGACAGCGACTACAGCTGAACTCCCCGACTGGGTAGTGAAGGAAGAGAGCCCTACTCCGGGAGGCAGAGTCGCCCGCTCTGAATGAGCAGGCTCTAGCAGGAGTACCAGGGGATCGATATCCTGTCCATACTCGAAATGGAGGTGAGGCCCTGTAGCTGTTCCTGTCTGTCCTACAGCACCCAGATTCTGTCCTCGGTCCAGGTGTTGACCAGCACGTACATCAATCCTGGAGAGGTGTGCATATAGGGAAGTCTGACCATCAGCATGTCGGACTCTGACTGCGTTCCCATATCCACCTGAAGCCCCAGCGAATTCAACAGAACCTTCCGAGACGCACCTGACGACTGTTCCCGCAGTGGCATCCAGATCGATTCCAGAGTGCCACTTGTACTCCCCAGTAACAGGGTGTGTCCTGTAGCCGTAACCACTACTTACGACAGAGCCAGGGACTGGTGGGTACATGTTATACAGACCAGCCTCAGAGGCCTGTGGAAGTGCAGTTCCCTCAGTACTTGTACCAGTGTTAGCCGGGTTCCTCCCTAGATAGTCTTCCTTCTTCCTCTTGAAGCTTCTTGCTTCGGCCTCATTCTGCTGGATAAGGCCCTGGATCTGTTGCTTCTGGAGATCCCGGATCTTTTTGAGGAGAGCAGGTGGCAGGCTTACCGCTTGGTATTCGTGGAATCTAAAGGTGACCTGCTCGGTGAAGGAAAGCATCCTGGTGATCCAGGACAACTTGATATTGGGAGAGACTTCCGGGGAGGAGTGTAGCCCATGTACGTGTCTTACTCTGGGAGTTCCGGCAGAGACTGACTCTCCGAGAGTGAAGTATTCCCACTTGTCCCACAAGTCTGCTGCTACATCGATCCCGAAATTCTCGTATAGGGCTCTCTGCTGCAGAGAGTTGATGTAGCGGACATAGATATTGGATTGCCTGGGATCCCCGGTAAACTCTGTTGGCTCCATTACTGGGGGCAGAGGAAGCAGGTCGAAGACAATACCCAGGTGGGCCTTCTCCATCTCGTGGATGGTGTTTCCTCCGGGGATTGATCTCCTCTGTGTCAGTCTGTTGAATTCAGGGATACTGGGGCTGGCAGACTCGTCTTCAGGAAAGACAGTGGTAGTCTCTTCGCAGCCAGGTCCATAGGTATTGATGGTGACCTGGACAATCCTCTTCTCAGTACCAGACTCATTTCTCAGGATCTCTACAGGCTTGGTCCGCCACTCCTTCCTGAATAGGTAGTTAAAACAGAAAGGGAAGTAGTTGAACCACCGGAGATCGAGCTCACAGTTGAAGGTGCCAGGCTTGCCCTTCATAGGAGCCACAGTCATTGAGGTGACTGTAAAGGCCATCAGCTGGGACACAGGCCAGTGAGGCACAACTGAGTCCCGGACATACTGGTTCTCTACGAGACAGAAGGGAGAGTGCTGGATCTCGACAATAAGCCGGTGCAGATCCAGGAGCAGATCTGGTGTGAAGACGATATTCACACTGACCTGGACCATCCCATGGCCACTGGGGACCTTGGTACTCTGCCTAGTGCGGAGGGTTTTCCACTGCCAGACCAGATCTTCTTTGTGGATCCCGATCTGAGAGGGAGGAATGGAGAGATCGATGTCGTTGATCTGGAAGATATTCCGTCCCTGTTCGAGGGCTCCTCCTGGGATTCCTGGCAGCATTAGTCTCCCATCAGTCTTTCTGTATAGGCAGTCGTGATCGGGCGTCTTGTATCATTGATTCTAACGGAGGCACTTCCGCCAACGCCATTCAGAAATTGTGTGATGGGAGTCATGCCACTGAAATTCTTGACTTCTCCCCGAATCTGGAAGGCATTTCTCCTGGCAAAGTAGCTTTCCCCAGGAACCAAGGGCCTTTGCATCAGACCAGCAACCTCATCCTGCCGCTGTACATCCTCCGGTGTCGGGCCAACAGACTCTTGACTGAACAGAGTCCCATTATGGATTGCCTTCGTAACCCTGGGGCTTACTACCTCCCCGGGCATGATCATCGCGTCAGGAGAATACCCCTCCCTACCCAACAGAGACCCCAGAGCCATTGTTCCCAGGGCTCCTAGGGCAATTGGAGTGATGAGCCGCCTGTCAAATCTCGATGTAGCCGCCTTGATCTGGCCCAATCTCGAAGAGACTACCTCCGACAGCCTCTCCCCTACATCCTGTGGGATTTCTGCCAGTGCAGCAGCTACTTCCGGCGAACCCCTCTGCCGAAAGACGTAGTCATAGGCCTGACGACTGGAGACATTGCTCCTCTCTACGATGGAGGCAATACCTGCTGCTGTGGTTGAGTAAGCTGCGTTCCTCTCCGCTGTGATGTTTACTACTCTCTGCAGCATCTCGTAGATGGGCTCAAGACCGAGTTCGTGTCCTTCGAGAGCCCTGAAGATATTCTCGGGGAGGGTCACCCCTGCCTCCTTGAGATATCCAGCCACTTCAGCTCTCTCTACCCGGATCCCTCTCAGTAGAGGACTCTCCTTGAACAACAGGTCGTTGAACAGATTCCTCAGCCCGGCGATATCCCTGGTATTGATAGCGTTCTCAACAACATCAGAAATCTGCCTTGCATAGTCGAAAGCAATAGGCTGCTTCTTGGCCTTGATTGTAGTGGCTTCCTCAACAGCTCCCAGGAGGTCTAGCAGGTGCCGGCCAGCCACCTCATCTTCTCCACCGAAACTCATGGTTCCAAGCCTGAGTTTCCCCAGGGCAATATTGATAGGGCCAACCTCCTTGGCGAACTGTTCCTTCAGAGCTCCCTGTTCGATCTCTCCGATGACATTCGGGGAGATACCAGCTGCCAGAGCCTCCGCTCTCTGTCGCTCCATGCCTCTCTTGGTTTCCTGCAGGAAGGCAGAGTACGAGAAGGCTTGTCTTATGCGAGAGACAGCTGCATTGGTCAGTGCATCTCTGCCAGCTAACGCCCTTGCTGCCGATTTCCTCCCTGTATTGGGGAAGAGAAGCATATAGGTATCTTTATCGAAGTCACCCAGCATGTTGGCGACGTTAGAGAGATCGACAGAGTACTTACCACCTCCGTAGTGCACATCTACAGGCATGGAAGGAAACCAGAGATGTCCTTCTCCAGCACTCCCAGTGAATTGGGAGATATTCCTGGCCATCTGCCGGAAGAAAGATCTCCGCAGGCCTGCCCCCTCTCTCCCTGCAAGTCTTGCGATGTCTCCGAATCCGGCGATTGGTGCTCCGGCGAGGGCCTCCATCCGTCCCAAAGTGGATGCCATAGCTGGGACTCGTCTGACCTCTCTGAACACCTCGTCTGCAGTCCCGAATGCCTGTGTTTCTCCAGGATGTCTGAAGACCTGAACAGGACCAATGTTCCCAGGAGTGAGTGCTGGGTATCTTCCAGAGAGGGCCACAACCCCAGCCCCCTTTCCTGTCTCCATGCCTGTGAAGAACCGCTGTAGGTTCTGGGCAAGTCCCAACCGAGCTAGGGTTGTTGCTGCTGGAGGACGAGTACCCTCTGCCAGAGCACTCTCATAAGCCCCCTTGGTATAACTCTTCATGATGTCTATGAAGCCACCAGCATCCATGAACAAGGCGCTGCCCTGAGTCCTTGTAAGCACCTCTCCTACTCTTCCCAGACCAGCCTCACTCACCAGATCCAGTCCCAGTCCTGCTGTAGCTCCTGTAGTGGCAACCCGCATACTTCTGCCAACCAGGAAACCTGTACCGGCCATCTTCCCTCTGAAAACAGAAGCATGTACCTCTCCCAGCAATCCAGCCATCCCCTCCTTCCAACCGCGCAGAGTACGAGTCATGTGCCCAACGTTCTCGGCATTGACCACACTCATAGAGGAGATTCTGGTCAATATCTGCATCAGATCGTGCATGCGTCTGACATACTCTGGGAGCACATGAGTAGTGGTACCGCCGGCCCCCTTGATGTTGATTCCAACAGTGTCCCGCAAGAACCTGCCTCCAGGAACGTGGAGAACGGTCCCCCCAAACACGTCCCTGACGATCCTGCTGAGCACTGTGTTCTCACCAGCCAGATCGAGAAGGAACCCCTCTTCATACTGAGCCAGCAACCTCCTTGCATTCATGCTGTCAGTGGACCTGATAAACTCTTGCCAGGGCACCCTGGGAAGCCTTCCAGAGAGCTCCAGGTCCACAGGCGACCGGTTCCCCGAGATGACTCCCATCATGCCCTGTAGGCTGCGCAGAGCACTCAGCTTGCGTGCCATACCAGGTATCCGGGCAGCAAATCCTCCCACGATTCTGTTGGCCTCCCTGGCTTCCAGACCCATTCCCATGAGACTGGCTCTGAACATGTTCCTCATCTGAGGCTCCATGGAGGCCCGGATGACACCCCAAGGAGCAGCACCTGGAGAGAGAGTGGAGGCTCCTACTCCGAACCCTCTTCCTAGGGTCCTGAAGAACTGTCTGTAAGTCGAGTTTTGCGGGCCGCCCCACTTGGTCCTGGCACCAGCAGTGATCTCTCTTCTCAGGTTCCTGCCCAGACCTGCTCCAAGCATCCCAGCTCCACCCCACCAGACGTGAGCCACAGTCTGAGCGGCAAGAACGGGGTTCTCAAGTCTTGCAAGAGCTTCCAGTCCGGCACTAGTCATGTAACGGGCACGCACCACATCCGGCATGAGACCAGAGACACCACCCATTCTGGTAGCAATGGCAGAACCCATGCTTGCAAAGAAGTCCTTTACATTTACAGGCCCTGTTGTCCCTCTAGCAGTGCCGGCTACAGTCTGTTGGACGAGGAACTGAGCACTCTTGGTTACGGTATCTGGACCCGTCAAGAGCAGAGCCGCTGGATTGACTCCAAGGGCCTGGACGTTCATGCCCATCCCTCTAAGAATCAGTTCGGCAACCTGCTCCTCTGTCTGGACGTGAGCCAGAGCTTTGCCCACTGGAGAGAATATCTTCTCTGAACGACGAATTCTCCTCCTCAAGGTCCCCGTGATCTCATAGAAAGTGGAGCCACTCTCCTCCTCTGCCCTCCTGACTACACCCAACTCAAGACCTGTAACGTCCCTGCGGTTTGGGAGTTTGACAACGCCATTCCCCGAGACCCCCAAGACTCGTCCGTACTCCCTCATGAACCTTCTTGCCTCTTTGCCTGAGAGAGAGACTCTCTGGTTGGGAGCAGAGAGAAGAGCGTTCAGCATCTTGGTAGGGGAGGTCTTCATCATGGTAGGGTCGAAGATCTTCTTCTCGATCACCTCTGCCATCTCGATGTTCTGGCCAGTAATGATCGCCTCACCCAGTCCCTTCCCAAGACCCCACCTGCTTCCCCCTCTCAAGTAGTCAATTATGACTGCCCTGTTGATCCCCCCGATATCCTGAGACCACTCAATCGGCTCTGCCCCAGAGAGAATGGAGCCCGAGAAGAGAGGCCCTATCTCCGGCTCCAGAAACAGAGTCTCTCTGCCAACAAACTGCTCTGGTCTCGCTGTTACAGGGACACTGGTCCTGTTCACAAACCCAGTGTTCCGCATGAGACTCAAGGGATTCAGACCCACATTGCCCAACTTGACGAAGGCTCCACCATGCGGAAGCCTTGTGATAGCTGCATCAGCTCCTGGATCAAAACCCGGAACATGAGCAGCCGCAAAGGCCCTGAGCCTATGGATCTCGGCACTGGAAAGCCCCTCCCTGGCCATCAGTGTAGTACCAGCATGCTTCAGAGAGACATTGCGCTGAAGCTGAGCCCGCATGGCTCCACCTGCAGTAAGAGCCGCCTGAGCTCCTCTCGGGAGAACAGCTCCCAACTGCCGGAGATTCTGTCTGAAAAGCCTTGGATCTACGTGTTCAACCCCACCAGTAGCAGAAGACATCCTCCTGAGCTCCAAGAAGGCAGCATCATAGATATCCCCCATCTGCGAACCAGCAGAATTGGCAGCGGCCTCCAGGTCCCCATAAAACCTGTCGAAACTGTAGGCCGTTGAGGTCCCGATCCTGGTGACTGGTGCTTCGCCAATGCGTTGTGCGTGGACAGGCACAGAGACAAACTGGTTCCCTCGGACACGGACTCTTGCATGTAAGCCCAGGAGGCCTTCTCCTGTGATGTCGGCCTCTTGTAGGAGCTCTGGAGCCACACCAGTCAACTCTCTGAGCCTTCTAATCCTTCCTGAGACTTCAGGTCCATACACCTCTCCCACGTTACCAGTGAAGGGAGTAAAGAGCCTGGTAGCAGGAGCAGGAACTGCTGTGATTGGAGCGATCTGCCCCATGAGGCCCCGGGCTCTTTTCCTTGCCTCCACGAAGGCGAGTCTTCCTGCTGGGGTACTGGTATCCATGAGCTGTCTGACAGTCTCGGACACCATCTGGGTCATATTCTCGCTTACTTTCTGGCCGCTCTCCTGGAAGGCATTATGGAGTCTGCTCTTCAGGGTGACTCTGGCATTTTCACTCAGATCAAGTTCTGGCGAGTCTAGAGTCTCTATCAGGGAGGAGACGAGGACGTTGAACTCGTCTGCATTCTTGGCCTCGATGTCCCTGATGTAGTTGCCAGACTGCAGAGCCTCCTGGAGTCTTTCGATGGTGCGCTGGTGGATCCTTTCTTTCGCACGACTTGAGGTAGAGATCATCTCTCCGACTGTCTCACCCATGTCGCGGAGATGGTTTGTAGACCACCCCATGAGCACTCTGGCATCATTCGACCAGAGTCCTCTCGCTCCTCGGTAGGCACCATAGGCAAGTGGTGCGGCACTGAGGATGCCAACCATTGTATTGGCGGTACTCGACGCCAGGCCCTCAGGCTCGTCGAATAACCTATTCAAGAGCATCGCGCACCAACCTCATGAGTTCTGGTTCTCTGTCATCATTATAGTAAAGCTGTGCGTTTGTATTTGCGAAGCTTTCCTCTGTATTGACACTTAATTCAGCAGGTTGTCCATTGGGCCAGAGATGTCCTGACCTGAACATGAAAGAGAACAGGTTGTTCCTGGTGACACCCGGACCCTCGTAAAGGAAGTCCGTGGTACCTTCCAGGTACGGTTTCCTTGCGAGGTCTCTCTCCTGGGATTCCCACATCCCAAAGTCGTGGATATCCTGGCCCAGAGTCTCGATGTACTTCAGCTTCACATCATTGACATCCACTGCCTGGTTCCATCCGATCCAGTCAGGTCTCGGAAAGGAACGTCCCTGAAAGTAGGACTGAGCATCTGCATATCGAGCTGCCAGATACTGATCTCCAGCTGCCGTTGGAGAGCCTGCATATAGGGTCTGGTCCTCGGCATCGATCCTCTGCCAGATGGTCTTATAGAGCTCTACCTGATCTGCTGGGACCATGTCCAGGATCCGGTCTCGATCCCTTCCCTGAGCAGCTGCAAAGGCATCAAAGAACTTCTTCTCTCCTGCAGGCAAGGCCATGTAAACAGACAAGGGGTCACCCTTTGGGTTGACTCCCTGAACTGTACTACCTGCCCTGTCCTTGGCCTGCTGAGCCAGATACGGGTTGTGAGCCAGTTCTGCCTGCTTGGCCACGATCATCCACTTGACGAACTCCAACCTATCGAAATACTCCCCTATCTCATCAGCTTCCTGTCTCCAGGCCGGTTTTCCTCGCATCCCAATGAAGTGTGCAGCACTGTAGAATGCCGGCCTGAACCAGTCCCTGATAGGTTTGTTCCAGAAGGACATTGGGGTTCCATAGAGCCGCTCGTACTCATACTGCTCTATTGGCTGTCTGTTAGAGAAGAGTTTCTGGACAGGTCTGAAGCCCATTGGGATCATGTACTCAACAGGAGCTACCGCCTCCCGGAACAAGCCTGTTGCGGCAGCCCAAGCTCCCTGAGTCTTGGGCGAGATCCCTGGGATCTCGATAGCCCTGGGATCGGCCATTCCCATGCCCTGGCCGACCATCTTCTTGTTCAGGTCCTTATCGACCTGATCCATGAAGGCGTTCTCTCTCTCTGTGGTCTGCCCGGCCATGCGAGCCTGGTAAAGCTGTTGTCTTGTGCGCTGGGTCTCATTGGAGTAGGGGGCTACATCAGTGAGGATGGAGTACTGGTAGACAAGAGGATACTGCTCTGGCTGGATGTCCCGAAGCTCAGGATGAATTGCTGTATAGCCAGGTCCTGGGAGTCTTACATCTCCTTCGTGGATGAGTTTGTAGGGATCGCCATAGTGGAACTTCGTAGGAAGCCACTCTGGCATGGTATTTTCGATAGGGTTGTACTTTTGCTCTTCGCTCCTGGGCCTTGGCAGGAACCTTCTCAGGACTTCTGTTTGTCCGAAGAAGCCACCCAGGTTCATATCCCACCATGCCTCTACTGGAGAGGTGAGGGAGGCTGATGTGGCGAGTATCGGTCTCTGGGCAGCATAGACCTGAGAGCCAGTGATAGTCTCAGTAACCAGGTTGGCGAGCCATCCCCACATACCAGAGAGCTCTTTGAACTGGTAGTCCATCCTTGCCAGCTGAATAGCAGAGGTATAGGGGCTCTTGGGTTTGCCCGGAACCAGTCCCCCTAACTTGTATGCCGGCTTATCGGGTTCAGGTGGGTAGGCAAACTCGATATTTCCCTTGCTATACCTTGCCCAATCTCCAACATGCATGAGTCTTGGGGGCTTGATGAATCTGCCAAGGGTGGAGCCTAGAAGACCACCAATAACCGGGATGTTCTCGAAGGCAGTACCTGTGATCGGGTAGGGTCTGTCAGTATAGGTTCTCCTCTCAAGGCCATAAGTGAAGTTCTCGATGAAGAACTTCCTGATGGGAGAGATGGCGTCTTCGTCCTCTCCCCAGATCGCTCTCTCCTTGGCCCGAGTCATGGACAGGACATAAGAGTGTGGTCTGTAGTAGAGGGTGTCAGTGCCCTCGAAGGGAGTACCACCTCCCTCCCAATAACGACCACGCTTTACAGGCACCATCTGGCGACCAGCATAGATGTCTGATAACTCTCCAGGTCCCTCCATCGATCCTAGAAACCCACCCGTCAGGATCCCATGTGCCGCAAAGCCAGCAGCGAATAGGAGTCCTGTACGCCCCAGGATCTTCCTGAACCCATGGGCGCGCATGACTCCCTGGTACTCCCGTCCCTCGAAAGGAGCTCCCAGAAGCCCGTGCCAGATCCGGGTGCCAACTTGCTCCATCTGGCGGCCAATAGTTGCCCAGATATCAGTCCTGCCTCCCCACCTGCTTCCAATCTCGTCCAATCTAGCGACAAGAGACTGAGTCAGGGCGTTATTCTCACTCCATTCTCTGTGCCCCTGAAGCGCATGCTGCCACATGGCAGCCATCTGATCCATCCTGGTTCCCCAGGTGCCAGCTTGTACTGCTCTTCCCTGGAGAGTAGCCATCAGCTGCTGACGCTTCAGGAACCTCCCGGGCAGACGAGAATGTCTCATCTGGTTCAGCTCTGTCGAGCTTATTTCTGGAAATCCACCCGCCTCGACAGCCTGCCCTATAGACTCCCAGAAGATATCCCTCGCAGAGATAGGGGCACGGAATTGGGCCCTCTCCCCCATGACCCCAATCCTACTCTCCAAAAACTGAGGCAACCTGAAGTCGAGCCTTCTACCCGTCCTGTACCCGAACCTGGAGTATCCGGCAATGGCAGTTCCAAGACCTACAAGGGCTCCAGTCTTCCAGTCAGTGACACCTGGAAACAGGCCCTCAAGCAGCCTTCTGTAGGCGCTCATGCCCGTAACGGCACCTACTCCTGCCCTCCCTATAGACAGGTAGGTCCCTGAGGTCCTGATCCCGGGCCAGACACCCTCCCTGAAACCAGGGAGGACAAGCTGTCCCCCGAAAGACAGTAGTCCTGCAACCAGACCTGGCCTTACTCCCCTGGAGAACCGATTCACTAGAGCCATCACACCCAGAGAGGTAGCCCCAGAAGCCAGGATATTTCCTGGCAGACCCCAGTTTCTTCTGGCCCAATCTAGTTGTTTGATACCAAGAACGATAGCCCCGATACCAGCAGCTTTCAGTCCGTATCTGACGAACATCCTATGAGCCATGCCGGGTTGCACACCCATGGCATGGATGAGCTGTCTCTGGAAGGTCTCCGAGATACCAGAGAGGAAGGGGAGCTGTTCGGCCGTAACCTGGATGAGTCTGTTCAGGCGTTCCATGCCGAAAGCAAACGGAGCTCCAACGGTAGTACCTCTTCTAAGGGCCTCATCAATGGACCGGATCTCTCCAGAGAGAGAGGGTACGGGAATGAACCTTTCTCTCCCTACAATCTCTCCTGAGGGACCTCTCTGAGTGAAGAGGAGGTTCGCTGCCTCGTAGGCTCCTGTGCCGTATCTGTCAGCAAGTCCGAGGCTCTGGAAGAAGCTGAAGGCTACACGGCTGACAGCTGGAACACGGGTAAGCCCCGGCCTAGCCTCCATTACCTCCTGGAGCTTGACTGAGTCGCTCAGTAGCTCCCAGGGAGTACCTTCAGCAGCTCCGGCGAGTCTCTGATACAGCCGTCCTCTACCAGAGGACTCGAGATTCCTCTCGAACACCAGGTCAAGTCCAGTGGGACGGACATCCCTCCCAGTCACTGCACGCAGATAGTCTCTTGTGCCTGCCCCTCCAAGGAATGCCGGATCAAACCTATACTGATATACCTGTCTCGCAGCATCAACAACAGAGGACCGGGTCCTGGCTACTCCACCCTCAATATATGGAGACAGGGTATAAGGACTCAGCCAGTCTGCAAACCCAAAGGTATTCAGGATTGAGAAAGGGGACAGGTTCCCTGTGAACCTGACAAGTCTCTGAAGCTGGTCGAGTCCAGATGCGGTACCGAACCGCATTCTGGACAACCCATACAGCCCACCCCAAGTAAGCCCTCCAGCAGCTACCCAGGAGAGAAGTCTTCCTGCTGGAGGATTGTACGGATAGGCTTCTTGTGAGCTCCAGGTCTGTCCAGGACGGCCTGCATATGCAACTGCCATTTAGGCCCTCCTGGATAGTCTCC